GAGGCGAGACATGAACAAGAAAAAAAGCCCTTGGTCTGATCCAAGTCTTGATCGCAAGAGCCACGCAATCGATCCCGATCCAGTTGAGCCTAAGGACCATAACGAAAAGCCGACACACGAACAATCTAACGCGCCGGGCAACCCGAAAACGAAGCTTCCGAAAGAGCCATATCCCGACAGATCGAAAGATTAAGTGGTTAGCCCGTAATCAGCGCCCAAATCTTCTTTCCGAATGTGGCGATCAGTCCACCGAATGAAGCAGCAGCAAACGATATGAGCATGATGGCCCCGACGCCGCGTTCCCGCCAGCGGTTGAAGTCGGCCACCGGTTCCTCGATATTGCTCAGCCGAGAATCAACGCTTCGAAGCTGGCGCATGACCTCATCCAAGGTTCGATCGGTCTTTTCCTGTTTGTCATATTGCTGCTTCCGATCATCCCGCGCCCGATCCATATCCTTAATGATTTGGTCAAGCTTGCCCTCGACACGGCCAATCGCTCTATCCTGTCCCGCCTCAGTCATGTTCGGTACCCTTCTTTATTTCTTATCATGCTTTGCGCATTCATCTTTTGACCAGACGCCACCGGCGCAGCCGCGAACGATGGTTCGGTCAATCTTGCGCTGATCCGCTTCTGTGGCCCCACGAGCGCCCATCAGGTCAGAACCAAGCACGTTACGGACGCCGCTCACATTTGCCGGTCCTGAATGTCCACACCCCGCCAGCATCAACGCACTGATCATAATCGCGCACACCGCCAAGGGCTTTATCGGTCGCTTCATTGTTTTGCCTTTCGATTTTGGTTTCGACACTGGAACGGCCATCACGCTTGCCAGCCACATATCCGGCTGCCAGCAACAAAAATGCCGCCAGAACGGCAGCGAATGAGAGTTTCAGCCAGTTGGGAATGAGTGACCAGATTACGCTCATATCGCATCAACCAGCTTTTCAAGCTTGGCCCTTGCTTGCGGCATAGTGAAGATCGCATAGCCTGCAAGTACCAGCAGGAACACGACAAGCACCATCTGCACACGCCAATCAACAAACGGAATTGCAGCCCCTGCACTACCGCTGCTGATCCATGTCCAGAAGCGCGATGATTTAGAGAGCGGCTTTTCCTCAACCGGTACAGGAATGACTTCCATTGCTGGAGCCGTCACGACCTGCTCAACGCCATACCCTTCGGCCAGCAATGCCTTGTCATAGTCCTTGGCATAGCCTGCAATCAGATCGGCCCGGTCGGTACCATTAACGATCCGGCGCGCATTCTTGAAATCTGACTTTTGCAGCGTGATGTAATCGGAGAGCCTTTTGCCTGTGAACCAGCCTTCAATCATGCCGACAATCAGGATGGGCGCGGCATATTCGGGCTTGAGTAATAGTTCCGGCTTTTTGACGAAGTCGACGCCAAGCGCCTTGCCAGCCTTCACATAGTTCTCGCGCCAGGTGATCTGCACATAGCCGCGGCCAAAGAACGGGTAATATTTCTTCGAGCGCAAATATTTATCGCTACCCTTCTCATTGATCGGCTTCATCGTATGCGCCGTCTCGTGATAAGCGGTCGCCAGCACATAAGCCATTTGATTGCGCAATAGTCCGCGCTCTCGACCTGCCTCAATCAAGAGGCGGGTATCGCCAAGATGCATATTCATGGTGGGTTTTCCTTTTAGGTAAAATAAATCCGCCTCACGGGCGGAGTTTTTCGGCAATTCAAGCCGTTATTTAGAGACTGTTGAAATACCAAATTACATGATAGGGTTCGGTCTGCGCGCCTCGCCTGTCCCGACCCAATCCCGACATCGAGAACGTGCATAACCCCGGTACGCGCCCCCCGCTGCCGGGGTTTTTCCTTTTATTTAACCCATGCTATCGTTGTACGTGTATTCGGGCGAGGCCCGCCCACCAGTGCGTAGCTCCGGCACCAGCCCCCCCCCACCCACTATCGGGGGTTTATTAGTTTTGGAAATTTGGAGTATTTATACGATACGGTTGGTTTGGCAACGTTTCACTACGGTTAGCTTCATTCAGATTCAAAGGTAAAAATAATGCAGAAAAATAGCCCTTCATCAGAAATTGGAGCGAAGGCTGATACTTGGAACAGAGTGGCCGCATCTTATCCTCTAGAGATAGCGCCAGCGGAACGCGGTCTTGCTGCAGAAATTATTAGCATTTTTAAAAAAATTGGTATTGATGCTGGATCCCGCGTGCTCGAAGTCGGTTCAGGCTCGGGTCATTTATCGCTTGCTATCAACCAAGCCGGCTATAAGACTGATATGTTGGATTTTGCAGAAGATGCGTTGAGCCACGCCAAAAGCATTTTCGATAAGTTTGGTGGATCACCTGACACCCGTTTCCATCTTTTAGACGCTCTTAACTTTGATACAACCACACTGCCCACATACGACATAGCTTGGAACAGCGGCGTTTGTGAACATTTTAGCAATGAATCCCTCGTCGCCATGCTACGCAATATGTCAAATGTCAGCCGTAATGTTTGCATCGTTATTCCAAACCCAACTTCTGTCTTTTATCTCGCCGGTAAGCGAGCCTTTTTGGATAGAGGCAGCTGGCCATACGGAACGGAATTGCAACGCGATAACTATGAAAAGTTAATTGAGGCAGCCGGACTCATGGTGACCCATCACGGGTACATCGGAAAGGAACTAACCGCTGATTGGATATCGAACGCATTAGGCCACTCCGGCACCAGTACCTTCCACAGACTTCTAGAAGAAGGACAAATTCCAAAGAGGGAATATTACTTACAGTTTTTTTGGGCCCAGAAAGACAACGAAACTGTGCCAAAAGTAGAAATAGATGACACACCAACTTTGGATAAGACATTCTATTTAGATGCAATGGGCACAGCGACAGCAATGGTGTCTCATTTAAACCAAGCAAACGCTACTCTAGAGAAAAAGCTGACCGAACACGAACAAAGAGAGACTAAGCTTTTAGAACTATCAAAATTAATGGAGTGCAAAGATAACGTAATTATTCATAAAGATACATTAATTTCGAATATGGAATACTCGATACGTGAGAAAGATGCAAATTTAAATCTTTTGCAAGAAGAAGTTCTTGATAAGAATAACGAGATTAAAAAATTAAAGATCCATATCGCTGAGTTGACCGAAAGCACCAGCTGGCGACTTACGAAGCCTATAAGATATATAGTCAACAAGATCAGAAAATAACGTGAATACACAAAAAAATGCTTGGCCCCACACCGGCGGGGCCAAGCTGACAAATTACCAAATGGCCGATTTCAGTAATTTTTGCCACCTTTTCTGCCACATAGAAAAATCATATATTTTGACAGTTTGCAGAGCCGTTGCTGCGAGTTGCGCTGCCCATTCTCTGTCATCCGCCAATCGAATTATAGCGTCTTCCATGTCTTTTGCTATTGGACGTATCATCAGACCGTTGTACTGATCTTGCATCAAATTAGGCAGGCCTCCTACATTCGTTGAGATTACTGCGCAGTTAGAAGCAAATGCCTCGACACATGAGAGAGAAGTACCTTCCGAAGCCAAGGTCGGTATAAGAACGATGTCATGATCGCGGTACACCTCGCCCATTTCGTCCATATCACGCTCGATCCATTCCACCTTGCCTTCGTGCCGGGCCATAAAGCTTTTTACTGAAGCAACATCGTCACCTGTCGCTTGGCCACACAACGTAAGATGCAGGTCATCTCGCTTTCTGAATAAGCTATCAAAAGCCTCTATCGCCATGTACAGTCCGCGCGGCTCATAAAGCCTGCGAGGCATCAGCACGCGAAGTTTTCCTGCAGAAAAATTCTTTTCCTTGGGGTAGAAGGTATCACTCTTCAAATAGTTCGGGACATAGTGGAGATTTCTCCCCAAACTCCAGTCAATCGTTCTTACCCAATTGATGAAGTTTGTATCCACACAAACCGTGTGTCTGCACCGCTGTATAGCATCAACGATGATATTGGTATCAAAGCTTCTATATTGGTGTTTATTTTGAATGCTATCCCAGTAAACACCGTGATTAATTCCAATCGTCGGCTGTCGTTGATTAACGCCACAAGCCAGATCCAGCGGGGACGCGATAACTAATCCCGCACCAGCCGTCGCGTCTGATAAGATTGGTGAAAGCTGCCGCGTGTCCCAAGCTATATCCGTCCGTACACCGATCACCGGAATCCCTCTGAATGTCCGCTGAAAATCTCTCCTGCCGTTTTGTATAATTCTTGGCTGCAAGCCCAACGACTGGGCGATAACACTTAGATCATAGACATACCGTTCGGCGCCACCACGATAGAGAACTTCTCCATCCCAGTCGAAAAAATTCACATTGATGATATCCACTCTTTTCGAGTTAGAAACAGGTACCGCCGGATGAGTCTTTACCACCGATGATAAATGCTCGATTAGTGTCGCGGTTAAGTAAGGCCATTCATGCTGGGTCAAGCACTGTTTATATCCCGCGCTCTCTGGGCTAGTCCATGACCGAGAACGGATTTTGTGCAGTATTTTCTCGGATGAGCAAACGTCAATAATATTTGAATATTCATTCACTGTTTTTGTTGGGAGTGCCAATATCGGCTTCCCTGCAGCCATAAACTCGAACAACTTTAGCGGTGACACACCATCAGTGCCCTTGCTGGCCACAAAAGGTACAATGCCAATATCAATTTTGCTTAAATATTCCTTTACCTCGTCATATGGAATTTTTCCGAGGTACTCTACACTTTCGCATTTGATTAACTCACCATACTTTTCCTCAACTTCGCTTAGGTGCAGTGGGTCAAACGCCGCTATTGGACCGACCAATACAAGTTCGACATTCGGAGTCTTGGCTATTTCGAATAGTAATTCAATATCGAGAAGCTCAGATAAAACACCATGATATCCAACACGTATAACGTCCAGATTACCGCCAGAACTGCATTTAGTTCGAAAATCCTCAGCCCAGACGCCATTTTCTACCAAGACGGGATTGCGCGCAAACTTCGCATTGGCTTCTAATAGAGGCCTAGAAGAGAAAAGGGAAATATCTGCGGTTTTGAGGAGTTCGTTGTGCCTTCGGGACAGCTCCTCCTGGTCTCCTGAAAATATAGAAAAATCATCTAAAACATCGTAGATAACATAAGGCCTGTCTATTATTTCGGAAAAATAGCTAAAGAATGGGTAGTGCAAGTATAGTATTGGGTTTTCCTTCATAAAATAAGAAAAAACACCATTCCATATATTTGTTACGTATACACCATTTGCATTGCCAACAATCGTACTTGCCTTATCGTTCCTCTCTACCATTATGCATAAATAGCCTTCATCAGCTAGGCATTGCATAAGATGATCAGGCCTCTGCTTCAGACTTAAGTCATATGCAACAGGAGCAATAACAACTCCTTTATAATCTCTCCAATTGCCAAATGCTTCCTGGATAAGTTGTTGCAGGCTCTGATTGGGGAATTTATGGTAATTGATTATTTCATTTTTGCTATCTTCGATTATTTGCTTCGTGCTGGCTGGAGTATGCCCACTGCCAATTTCCGCCAATGCATTAGATGAGCCGAATAAACGCCCCAGCTCTAATTGTGCAAGCTTGCGACCTTTATCAAATCCATACTTTCGAATGTACCAGATGTAAATCTGTGCTGCTTTTTTGTAACTTATTTTATCCATATCCGCCGAACCGTCCACGCTAGCTATACTTAAACCTAGAAGCCTTGTACTGATACTTTAAAAAATCTTTAGCAGATTAATCATCAATCAGCCTCTGCAATCGGTCGCACTATCGAACAATAGTGAGAATAGTGCGGGAATTTTGGGTCTGACTTTTAATGGCAGGGGCCTATATATACAACATCTAAAATTGCTTATGGGATACACGAAACAAGGTTAGAGGTCTGACGCAAGGTACCCTGCTTTGAAAATATTTGATGCCGCATGTTCGTTTGCTTTATTAATTTGCAACGACCAATCGTCGAAACCCCGTTCCGCCGGTATCGACGTCACCTACAGCGATAGCTTTAAGGCCTATGCCCGGCATACGAATGGACGGGGTGCCGTCGGCGGCCAATGAAAAATAGGAAACCCAGTCATTAGATGTCGATGACCACTTCTGAATAAGAACCCCACCGTCAAAAGACGCTGTCGAGTTGTTAATCATACGATAGCGCTTTGATCCATCGCGTGTTTTCAGCTCGACATTGGCCCCATCGCGGTTCACTACCAAGTGACTGAAAAACTCGCCCATGTCAGTAAAGCCATGCAGTTTGGGATGCGTAGGGATTGGCTCTCCATCCCTTGTTGTAAAGTTCACAAAGAAATGGTCGCCAATTTCACCATTAACGCCAATCTCGGACTGACCAAAGGAGCAACCATAGAAAAAATTATTCTGCGGGAACGGATGCCCTGGTGTAGAATTGTTGAGCATCAGCGAAAAGCCAATGCCCGTTCCCACAACATTGAAATCACATTCAATGAAGGTATTGCTGTCGCACATGTTGAAAAGCGCGGCGTAAGAGGGATTTTGGGGCGTTCGGTTGACCTGTACGACAAGATTAATAAACGTATTTCTGTGTGGATCTCTGTTACTTTCAATATCACCATCTAGATATAATCCATTGCCGTAACCAACATTTACCGTTGATGATATACTGACGTTTTTAAATGTATTATTAGCTGCCCAATTTGGCTGACTATAAGATGCAGAATTTTTCCTGCCGAGCAACGAAAGACCTGATGTCTTGAATTCCTTTATAGTTATCCTTTCGAAATCAGAATGAGAAACGCCATTAAGATATAAGCCACGACTAGCCACGTCTGCGCAATCAATTGCAAACCCAGACATTGAAATACCGCCCATACCCCCATTGGCAGTCAGCATATTTCCCGACGATCCAGCGCGCGCCCGAAGCATAGTTCCTGAAATTATTCCACTTTCAGGCGCGCCCGGGTTCATATAAGCGTTTTCGCCAGCTCCAAAAATTGCCTGTCCATTTTTTGTTGAATAGGAACTGTCGCTACCATCACCGATTATTAGCGCACCTGCATCAACCATTATGATGCCCGCTGGCAGAAACAAAGGACGCCCTGTTTCTTCCATCGCCTCGAAAGCCGCGACCATAGCGGCTGTATCATTCGTGACCCCATCAGCTTTCACACCGAAATCTGCCGCATCCAGACGCTCTGAAAGCTTGAGGTTTACGGGGCGCTGAATAGCTCCAGCAAGCACACCTGCCGCGCTGGACGCCTGAAAACGCATCTTAGCAGTCGAAGGCGATGAGGTGGGGCTGAATTCGGGAAGCTTAGAATCTGTAACAGCGCCATCGGCTACTGTTGCATAGGGAAAGGCCTGCCAACTATTTCCATCCCAATATTTCCAAACTTTATCGGTTGTGTTGAAATAGATAGTGCCCTCACCTGCGGCTAAGGAACGATCTGCAAGATATTGCTCAGCGTCAGCATCTGATGGGAATGCGCCAACAGATCGCGCAATGAGATCATCCAAAACCCCTTCAGCTGCAGTTAATATGGCCTCAGCATCCCCATAAGAGAGCAGACGCAATTCCGTTCCTGTATCAATGCATAGTAACGCCATGCCGGGCTGCAGATATCCCGCAATGACAGGCTGATTGGTATTCGTCACCAGATCACGATTGATCGCTCCTGTGACCTTTACCGGCCCGGTGTTTTCCTGCGTCACGTTGAGGATATAGAGCACCTGATAGGCCGCTGCCGGAATATCGACCGATGCGGTGACGATGATTTCATTCGGCGTGCCTTCATTGGCATTGTTCAAGCGAATGATGCGGTTATCCGGGAAGTTTCCCCCCTCAAAGAGAGCCTTCAATGTATCGCGAATATCCGGCTTGAATGGGTGAAACAGCCCGGATAGAGGCACGCCATCAATATTGAAGTCACGGAAAATCTCGTCAATCGTGCGAACAGTCATGTGCTTTGCTCCATGGCAAAATGCCCCGCCAAGGCAGGGGTAAGTTTTCAAACTGTGAGGGGATCAGGGTGTTGTTTTGATCGTGCTGGCCGAGTAGCCGCCGATACGGCCCTTTTGCGTACGCACGGCCATCTGGAATTCATATTGTGTTGCAGCGCTCAACGGTGGCGTCTCATAGCTTTCGGCATCATTTTCCAGTGGCCCAGCCACCCGCCATTCGGTATCCGCAGTTTTCTTCCAGCGGACGAGATAATTCAGAAGGAGATTGCCAGTTGGCGGAAAGCTCAATTCTGCGGCAAGATTGCCGTGAATGATCACCTCTGGTGCATCAGGAACCGGCAGATCGTCATCAACATCAGTATGATCGGAAACCGGAGCCGTGCCTTCCTGTGTCGTATCCCACTGATAGGCTGTCTGTGGCATGGACTGCACCTGAATGGTTGCCCCTTGAAGTAGACCACCCTCTCCCAAGATGAACTTGAAATCCAGAACCTCGAACACGCTGTTGACTTCAAAGAGCGGATATTGGATACGCACAAAGCGCTCACCGAAGGCAGCAAGCCCCATCAGATTGGTATTGAAGGTTCCGACCCAGCTTGGATTAGCCCGAAACCATTCCAATTTCATCAGTCGCCGCGCCTGACTGTGAGACGGCGCCATGTTGAACTGCATATCCTTCGCTTCTTCGCCATGATCGTCCACATCATCCAAATCAGCCCACGGATCAGCATCGGTTGCCTGATAATCCTGCCCCGGATCAAGAAAGGTGGCACGGATCGTATTGGCCGTGGTCATCACATCGCGACCACGCCCGACATCTGAAAAGCCTGTAATTGCATCGGAACCGATGATGACAGTAGGCTCTGCCCATGCGCCGATGTCGAGCGTAAGACCGCCATCAGGTGTCGGAACAAGCCTGCCATCGCAACAGGCAAGCATACGCCCCAGAACATCGGCTGGGCGCTCATTCAACTGATACGAACCCCAGAGACGATAGCGCGGCTCTGTGCCGCCCGCTGCAATAGCTATTGCCTCATCAGAACGATAGTATGCGGAAACCCAACCGGCCTGCGCCAATGGCGTTGTGAACAGGCTTTCAGGAAGGCGCATGCCATCGCGATGCGTCATGTAATCCCGGATTACAGAAGCGGCATTATCGCTCCAGGCTATAACACCCGTGACCGGATTTTTGATCTTGGACGCTCTGGCTACAACGCGGTAATTGGTGTTGATGCCGTTTGAGAATAGCGTGAGATAGTATTCATCCCCAACCGGATACTGGCAGGCCAGAAGCGATGCCACACCATCGCCGCGATGCGCTGCAGTCCATTGGGGAAACTTTGACATCAGTTCTGCATAGGGCGTCTCGATTTGATTACCGAGCCGAGCTTCTAGCCGTAGAAGTGATGATCCGGTCGTTCCATTGCGGTACATGCTTGGTGGAACCGGTGTGCCATCTGGAAGGAGATCGATTTTCTTGTCATCGATCCAATATTCCTCAATGGCATCAAACGGCCCCTGCCCCAAAGCGAGAACCTTATAGAAACCACCACTCTTGGTTTCTGCGAAGGCCCACGCGCCAGAAGTCTTTACGCGGCCATAATGCCGTATGCGCGGCGCGGTCGGCTGGCGAACCTGTTGCTGCACATCTTCCGGCTTTGGCTGCGGTGGACGAAAAAGCGACGAGGCCAAATAGGAAATACCAAGACCGATTGCGAGGCTGCCGAGCGTGGTACCCGCCGCCAAGGTGATCAGTGCAAGCCCGGTCTGAAGTGCAGCACCAATAGCACCGGCACCGACAACCGAGGCAATGATGCCGGAAAGAGCTACCGCCATTCTATCCTCCAAGCTTTCCAGGAAGCATCGAGCGGCGCGCCGACAAGGCCGCGGTCATCGTGCGAAAACCAATAATCACCGGCATGGATTGCCATGCAGAGCTTGCCGTCATGGACGACAAGTCCGACATCGCCAGCCTGCGGAACATCTGTCTTTACGATGCCGACGCCCCGCATGGCGCGATTGACCAGCACAGCCAGTCCACCACGATCTGCGAGGATGCGCTCAGCTTCATCGGCAGACACATAGTCACGCTCGACCCATGCAAGCGGTGAAAGACCGGTGCGCAGCCTGATCCAGCGATCCGTTGTTGATACGCAATCGGTTTCACCCCACCGAAAAGGCTTTTGCGCCTCGGCAGCTATGAAGTCAGCAATGTTCATGGGATCAGTAGTCCGGATACTTAAAGCTTTTAAACAAAAGCGAGCCGACGAACTGGAAGAGCTTGTCACCATCGGAACGCGCCTGCTGATCGCGGTCGGTATAGCGACCATAGGAAGGACGAGACCGATTGAAAAAGGCATTTTCCGCCGTCATCGAGATTGATTGGATGGCACCTTCGCGCCCCAGCATTTCGGTGCGGCTGATGCGGGGTGGCTGCATAAAGCCCCACCAGATCGGCGCGGGATTACCAAGCGGTTGCCATTCTTCATCGAAAAGCTGGATGGAAATCACCACGATGCGCTGATCAACCTCATCCGTGGAATCAAGCGCCATGGCGAGGAAATTCAAAGTCGCATCCGGCAGGCCGCTCAGCTGGAAGGTTACGTTCTGCGCAGCGGTGGTAGATGCCATGCCGATCCCGTCCATAGACCCGTAGCCATACATAGGGTCATAGCGGTTGCCACCCGTTTCCAGCGCTGTATTTCCGTTCCAGACGCGCATGGTTTCGGACGCAAAGCGGAACTCGACCAGAAAATCGAGCCGGACCTGTCGCTTGGAAAACTCGGCCAGCTGCTGTGTGGTGAAAAATGCCATCACACGTCCTCGATAAAATTCACGGTCGGATAAGACCACGGCGCAACCAGATCGACATCAAGGTCCATTTCGCCGTCACTTGCCAGACGCATGCGACAGACAGGCCGGTCGAATTCCATTTCCGTTCCGGCAGCGACAGCTTCACGGGCTGGCGGGCGGAATGTGATGGTCGCTGTGTTCGTGCCGGTCATCTGCACCGTGCGGATGCGATACATGCGCTCGCCAATGGAAAAGTCCTGCCCCGGCTGTAACTGCCCCGCTGCGATAATCGCTATATTCGCTGTGGTGCCGCGCAGCGGAATGTTGCTGGTCAGGCGAATGTCGATGGCACGCGAACGATAAAGCCCGCCATCGCTAAACGGACTGGTATCGGAATGCGGCACCTTGCGAAGCAAATCCTTCAAGTCTGGATCGAATGGCTGATAGGCGCAGCATCGAGGCACGAGGATCGGATGCAACCGGCCCTCGAGCAGATTGGCGATGGCCCGAAACAACAACACCGAGGGCGAGCCGCGGCGGATGATGATATCGGCAAATGTGGCCACCCAGATACCGGCGTCGGATGCGGTGACCTGTGTAACGCCAGAAACGCTTGAAGGCCCTGCAAGTGTACGCGGTGCAATATTGAAAGGATCGCGCTTGGGCTTGAGGATGGAACGCGGCCAGAGAATGGTTGCCATTACATTTTTCTCGCTTGAGCATCGGCCAGCATGGTCGGGAAATTCTGTTGCGCGGCTTTGACACTTTGCTGCACTGAGACCTGCACGATTGCACCCGATGCGGTCTGGATGCGCTGATCTGCAATCGACGCCATGCGTCCGCTATCATCCTGAAGAACGACATTGATGGTTTCGGTACTGCCCCCACGCCTTGCGTTGGTGCGAAGATCGACGGGGATGCGCCGACCATCCGGCAACGGTACCGCGGCTTCCGGCCCGGCTTCGCCAAAGATGGCAGCAGTCCGCGAAACACCGCCGCGTGCAAATGCCTTGATCGGCTGTGGACGGCCATGCGCAGCCACACCGCCATTGGCGAAACCGAAGAGCTTGCCGATGCCACCAAGAAACCCACCTGCCCCGCCGCCAAACAGACCGGCCAGAGGCCCCTTGCCCAACAGTGTCGCCTGCATGACCGCCTCAATCAAGGTATTCAGGAATTTATCGAGCGCGGAGTTTCCCGTTTCAATTGTCGGCACCATGGACTGGAAAGCGTCCATCATGCTGTCCTTGAAGAAATCCGCCGCTTCGCGTGCCCGCTCCTGACTTTCGGTCAGCTTGTTTGCCTGCACCGTCGCTTGTGCGTAGCCTTCCGCCAGGCCTTCTATCTGCTCGCGTAGCGCGGGTGTGACCTCAATCCCGGCCTTTTTGGCAGCGTTCAAAAGTTCCTGTGTGGCACGCGCCTTGGTGATTGCGTAATCGTAATCATCGATCAGCGGATTGACGCTGGCCTGCGCGGCAGTTTCCGCCTGTAGCGCTGCCGTACGTTCCTTGATCTGCTCGATCTCACGCTGCAGATCATCGGGACGTGACCCGCGTCCACCGCCACCACCACGGGAGCGCCTACCCTTACCGGATCCACCGCCACCGCCGCCGCCCGTTCCAACGCCTGATCCGCCACCCGTGCCATTCCGTGCTGGTGGCAGGAGATCATCAGATTTTCTGTCAGCGGTTCTCTGCTTTGCGCGCGCATTGGCCTGATCGCGCAGACCCTGCATATATTCGGAAAAATATTTGCTGTCGCCTTCCCGCAGTGCATCATTCCATGCATCCGAAGCGGCCTTGCCTGCGCCCTTATAGGTATTTTCGATCCGCCCCAGATCGACCTTCAAGTTATCATTGAGCATCGGTGTGACGCCAAACGCAGTATCAAGCGCGTTCAGCGCCCGCGATACCGCATTGATGCCATTCAGAGCTTTTTGCAGACCACTTTCGATGCCTGCGATCATCGCATTCATGGCATCAACGACATATTCCGCGATAGCCGCTGGCAATTGATTGAAGATGACCTTGGTTTCAGCCACCAGCCCGCGAAACGCACCAATCAGCCCGTCGATCTCGTTGGCGATAAACGAACCCACATCGGTCCATTCCGCCTTTGTGTCATCCATCATCTGAGTGATGAAGTTTATCACCGACAGCATGGCATCGCGTGTGACCTCGGCGGCCTCACTGGCCCCTGACTGAATGCCCTCCCATGCGACGGCGGCATAATCATGCAGATTAGCCATTTCGCCCGAGATAGGCTGTATCTGGTCACCAAATGCAGAAACGGCGAATGCTGCGGCGCTAATTCCTGCCACCAGCAATAGGAATGGATTGGTCGCTACCATAGTGGCGCCCGCCAGAGCCACGCGGGCCATAGCTGGAACATATTGCGTGAGAAGAACTGCTGCAGCTGCCGCAGCCGCCACCGCGACATGCTCAAAATTATCACCTACATAAACAAGACCCTGTGCAATCGTTGCAGAGACACCGGAAGCCTGATCCATCGTCCCGACGAATTTCATAAGACCGTTGGCTATCTTCTGGAAGCCGTCAGAAATCGTGGCGGGCATGCTTTCGGCTTCTGCCGTCAGTTCCTGCAACCGGCTTGTCAAAGCCTGATAGATGACATCGCCGGTAATCTTTCCCTGCTTACCGGCTTCACGCAACTGGTTGACGCCCACACCCAGCTGGGCTGCAAGAACCTCAGCAACGCGCCCGCCTACCTCGATCACGGTATTGAGGTTGTCACCCTGCAGCTTGCCTGCGGCCATAGATTTACCAAGCGCATCGATGACACGCGCGGCACGATCAGACTTCGCGCCTGAGACGACAAGGGCGTTGTTAAGCGCTTCAGTGTAATCGAGCTGCTGATTGGTATTGTATCCCAGTTCCTTGAGTGCACCGGCGTTTGCCAGAAAGCTATCAGCTGTGTTTTGAAGACCGGAATAGGTACGCTGCGCCATGGCATAGATACGCTCCATGACCTTCGGCGCGGCATCCATGCTTCCGACAGCAAGACCAACGCGAGATGACAGATCAGTCCAGGTGTCAGTAATCTTCTGGATTTCAGCCAAACCGAAACCAATCCCACTGATAGCCGCACCTGCACGCAACATATTCTGAAATGAACGACTGATATTATCGTTCATGTTGGAAAAGCGTTTTTCAATCTGGCGCGCACGCTGATTGGCAACACCATTGGCCCGGTTGAGCGCCTTTTCGAACGCAGCGGTCCGCGCCTCCATCGCCACGACAAGGCGTTCAACGTCAGTTGCCATCAGAAGCCCTCAATTCCAAGTTCTGCAAGTTGATCGTCGCTCATGCCGGGAGCGGCTTTTTCTTCCGTATCTCTCAACGAGTTGAAGCCCTCAACTGCGCAGGAAAACTCCCAAAGCGTCATATTCCCGATATCGCGGTTTATTCTTCCGGCCCACTGGTAGAAGCGGTTGAACTTCCATTTGCCGCGCGGGAGCGGGTTCGGGTCCGGTTCGTCACCTCCCCCGCTTCCAGCTCCCCCGGCTGGTCTTCCGCATCGCCAAAAAGTGCCATCACCAACACAGCATGTGCGGTTAATACAGAGAGCGTCAGAGGACGATCCTCGACAAATTTGGCGACAAGCTTGCGCGCGGCCTCTTTTTCCATACCGCCACCTTCAAGGCCAAGCCTGATGGGCTGGATCACGTCATCGATGAACCATTGTTTCGTTGCCAGGCGCATCAAAATCCATTGCGGCCCTGCATCGCATTTGTCTTGCAAGGCTCGCAAATGCTCCAGGCGGAGTTCAAAATCATGCTCCCCGCCCGCCCATGTCAGCGCCTTTGCCATCAGCTGCCACTCACCTTGGCTGTGCGCTCTGGCAATCCATCGAACTGAATTTCGATTTCGGCAGTTACTTTCTGACCTTTTTCGACATCGTTATTCAGATTGACGAGAATGGCCGGGCCAGTCTCATACTCAGTGTCTCCAACTGCCGCATTGACATGTCGAATACGGATCACCTTTTTTTGACCAGAATACCACCAATCCAGCATCATTTGATGACTTTGTGCGGCCCACACTCCAGTGCCAGAAATGGAAACTTCTGATGACTGGACTGCCCGCTCAACGACATTTGGCAAACTCTCATCTTCACAATCACCAGGCACTTCAGTCGTCTGCATATTATGCTGACGACTAATCCCACGCTGTGTGATGCCGCAGATTCTCTTGTAAGCGCCGGGGGCATCGCCCTCAACCTCGACAACAAAGTGTTGGAACTCGGCAGTAATTGGCTTGACGGCCATGATATTTCTCCATGAGAAAACGGGCCAGCGATGCGCCAGCCGATAAAGGGCTTGAGGCCCGGCTTCAGGTGATGGGGCTATTTTGCCCGGTTACGGCCTTTCAGGGCGCGTTTCTCATCGCGTGTCGGGCTGGAAACCTGTTCGGCCCAACCATTGCGCACACAATAATCGATAAAATCCTGTGGCCGCTCTTGCGGCTCTATGGAAGCCTTGGCGTTAAAGGAAAAGCTACTTTTGGGACGCGCCCAGTTGCATTCGACTTTAAAGATTGCCCATGCCATCACGCCACCTCGACCATAATTTCAACCTGGATGATGCCATGTGTCGTCAGCCCATCGGGATCACGCACGATCTGGCAAATTGGTATGTTGATTCCGACAACTGCATTGTCGGAGAGTTCAGGCTGAGAGCGGTTTAAAGCCTTTCGGATCCCATCGACCAAATTCTTACATTCGCTCTGCCCGACCGCGCGCGACCAGACATCAAGCTGGATGGTGTGCGTTTCTCCCTCAATGCATTCGGCATAATCGTCAACGACATTGCCAGGACCAAAGGAAACGTAGGGAAAGGTCGCGGTTACATTTCCATCCTTCATCGGTACGCGATCATAAACACGACCGGAAGCAAGTGTGGCGACCTCTGGCACTGTCAGCAAGACACCATAGAGAGCGTGCTGCAGATCCTCTGAAATGTTCATTTCGCCCCATCCCTCACGGCTTTGCGCATCTGCCGGGTGACACGACTGCGAACCCGCTTTCGAAGCGTTCTCCAGGATGGAAAGAAATACGGATGCGCCTGCATGTGCTGGGTGCCGAACTCCTGCAATCGCGCAAGCTGGAATTGCTCGCGCTCGCCCACCATGGTCGATGCATCCCCGGCATAGATGGTGATGACCAATCCATTTCGGGTCGGGGCGGATTTACCTAAAACCATTGAACCTTTGGGCGCTTCACCCCACGTCCAATTGATCGACTGAGCCAAGGCACCTGTATCCTTCGGTGCCAGTCTGCGCATCATGCCGACAACTTCATCCGCGCCCGCTTCCATAGCTTTCACCGTGGCGTCAAACACGGCCTGCGGAATGGTTTTCGTGAGCTTGCGTTTCAGACGATCCAGACCTTCCACCATGTCCCTATCCTTCCGCCACGCCGCTTTCGCAGGTGAGTGCGATAAATTGGCGATTATCTTCCCATTCGATATCGCGAATGTTGAAACCGATATCGCGTCGGACATCGCGCACCCGCCAATCCGTGTCGATCAACCTGGTATTACTGGAAACACGAACCCGGATGACCTGTGTGTGCTTTCCCTGAAGGCGACCGGCCATGACGCTTTCGCCACCGCGCAAATGAATGAAAGCAGCGCGGCACTGGAACTGCTCGACCCACTTGCCGACTGTGTTGCCCATGCCGTCATTGACTTCCTCGCGCTTGTCGAGAGCGACCTTATAGAAAAGCTGTCCCGCATACCGTCTGTCAGCCATGGTCACGCACCCGAACAGGTTGGATAGAAACAGTCCGCGTACTGCCAGCGTCCCGAACTTCACACGTCATGTCTAAGGTCATGCCATCGGCTATGTCATCACTCTCAAAAAGCAGCGTGACAACTCCCGAGAGGCTGCTCTTTTCAGACCCGACAAGGGCATAAGTCGAAGGAATGATCGACAGGAACAATGCAACGCAATCGGGTGCAAAATTCATTCTTGCATAACCCATTCTACGCCTCCAAGCGCCATGCGTGGCGCGGTTCCGCCCTCACCTGCCCGTCAGGATGCTTTTCGATGCTGGGGCCGTCATCATGATCAACCAGAGAGCGAATAGGATAGATCACCGGCCTGCGCGCGATCTGCTGCCATGCATTGCCGATGGCGAAGTCTGCCGCACCGGTTGATGGAAGTCTGGCAAGGATCGCAGCCACATGCTGTTGCGGAACGCTGTAGCAAACGCCGTGGATCAGCTGCGGCAGCTTGATACAGGTTTCACGCCACTGGTCAGCCCTGCGCAGCGTATGGGCAATCTGGGGCTGATACTGCGGCGGTCTCCCGGTCCCCAGATAAAAACTGACCAGATCATCAGGGAAGCGTTTAAGCCAGTGTGCCGCCTTTGCCCCAAATTCGGACACCGGCAGCGCATCATCCTCCATGATGACACAACGCTCATTCTGTTGCGCTGCCCACTCCAGCGCCTTCCTATGTCCCCAGAGCGCGCCAAGTCCGACTTCATCCATAATGACATGCGCGTTGAGCTCGGATGCAAGCCGTTCGGCCGGCACCCGGCGCGCGTGGTGCGCGACAATGATGATTTTCATATTTCAGCCAGAACTCTTGGAGACCAAGTACGATGTTTAGTTTAATATCTTTTTAGACTATTCTAATTTATGGAAAATGCAGTTCTAATTCCAACAATACATATTGGATTTTAGTTATTCATCATTTAAAGCATCAACGTCCTATCAATACCCATGTAGAGGAGATGGGCGTATGCCCAATGGTCGAAAAAAAGTATTTTGGTCTTGGGATATGGCAGACCCTAAAACTAGAGAGGAAAATTACCGCGAAATCTCTGGTTATTTGTATGACGTTTCAGTTTGGGATGTAGGGCAATATACCAATCTCCGTGGATCCGTTTACTCTCACTCTTTCGGCAACATGACAGTAGGGCACGCCGCTTTCAACGACCAAAAGTACTGGCGGGACCGTAAGCGAATTGTGCGTCATGAAATGGAAGTTTATATGGTCCAGTTGGTGCTAGCTGGTCGCGCCCAAGGTGATTTCAATGGAAATAATATCTCCTTCAATCCGGGAGATATAATCATTACTGACTTGATGCAGGTGATGAACGCTCAGGTAACATCGGGCGCCCGGTTGGCCGTTGTCATTCCCCGTTCTGATTTACAGCGGCTTGTGTTCAATCGTAATATTCACGGCATGCGCCTAAAGGCAGAAATGCCCAGTACAAAGCTTTTGTCCGAATATTTGATCAGCCTTGAAAGGTTAGTTCCTAAGCTGAACCACGTAGAAATTTTGGCTGCTCAAGAAGCTCTCCTTATTCTTCTATCGAGTGTCCTTAAAGGAGCAGAATCTTATCCCGACATGCCAGTAAACGTTCCTATGCGACAGAATATTGTTGACTATATAAATCGACATCTCTCAAATCCTGCCCTCGGTCCAGAGCACATAATAGCCCGTTTCCGCATATCACGGTCCCATCTGTATCGAGCATTCGAAGGCGATGGAGGCGTTGCGACGTTTATACGAGATAAGCGTTTAGACCTTGCGCACCGGTTATTGAGCGATCCGCGAAATACTGGACTTTCAGTAAAAACACTTCTTCACATGTGCGGACTACCTGAACGAACCAATTTATCCAGGTTGTTCAACGAACGTTTTGGAATATTTCCGAGAGACGCTCGCAATCAACCAATCATTCTGCCAAAAACCAAAAAGCCAGCATCTGAATTTCATACCTTCTTAAAAGGGAAGGTTGAGGAGCTAAAAAGCCTTCAGTGATATCGCTCGATACGGCATTCGAAAACTTCTCACGTCCTCATTTATGCTTCCACCAGGCATATTCCCGGCCAATGCCCTCGCCCTTAAATACGGTGTTGATGCGCGGGCCGGTTTCGATCTTGTCAGACCATTTCGAATAGGCGACGAAATTGAACGTTGCCATGTCACCGACTTCCGTGCCTGCGCGCTCCATATTCCAGAACCGGCGTGATGCAAGGGAATGCCAGTCCTTCACCATGTCGTGGGCGAAGGCCATAACAGTTTGACGATCCCCGCCGACCAGCCCGGCATTCAGCATAAGGCGATGGCCGTTCTTTTTCAGGAACGCTTGCAGATGACTGGCCTGATGGTTTGAAAGCATCCACTGGTCAGCGAGTGTCTTATGCTCGGTACCGAGATAGAGACGCCCCGGCTCCATATGTCCCCACGGCTCGGCCAGCATTTCCACGTCTGTGCCGTCTGTTGCCCAGACCCATTTCACCTCTCGATGATAGCGAAGCCAGCCATAAATATGCAGCCAGCGCAGAAAATACGGGTTTTGGTTCGATGGCTCGACCTTGGCAATCTCAGCGCCAGCCGGTTCCGCGTCCAGATGATCGGCCAGAATAACGGCCTTGCCGCCCTTGATGCTCTTGGCCCAAGCCGCAAGCATATCAGGTGTTGCCTGCAATCTCGTGCCACGCTGCGGGTCCGCTGCCTCGGTCAACATAGATGTCAGAACCACATTCACCGGCTCGATCAGCGGGACATAGGCGGTATAGCCCGCATCCCGGCGCCGGTTATGAATATCGGCATTGCGCTTGACCAGTGCATCACGGTCATGGGCCGGGACCGAACGTGTCACGGCCTCGTGTTCATCCATGCTGTGGATCAGCTTTTCAGACCCGACCACATCAGCGAAGGCCCATGATGTCAGCCCTGCGTGATAGATGCGCAAGGCCAGATCGGAATGCTCATACATGCCCCGGCCATAGACCCAATCAAACCCGCCGACCTGTTCAATGGCTGATCGATTATAATAGAGCATGACGCCACGCTGGCCGGTATAGGCGACATGGCGGGCATCCGAATGCAGAACCGCGATATCCTTGAGCTTTCGTGGACCCGCCAGATCAAGGAACTGATAGGCCAGATGTGGTTCCGGGCTTTCGATGTAAGGCCTATGCCAATCATCTGCTATCGGCCAGGCATCGTCATCCCACAGGAAGAACTCGCAACATCCGGCTTCCATCAAGGCGCGCAGGCAGGCATTCTTAGCAGAGACAATGCCTTGCGAGACATCATTGCGGATCAGCTCCACCCATGTCGGAACGCTGACAGGTTCTTTCGATCCATCATCCACCACGACAAAGACCGAACCAGCAGGCCGGTGTTTTTCATGCTGGGCCAGAGCCTTGTCCAAGACCTCAGACCGATTGTGTGTTGTAATCGCAATGCCGATCTGCCCACCTGCAGCACTCGCCGGAACAAATTGCTTTCCATCGATGATGACTTGCATGTCAGGCCAGTGCAGGATCACGAAGCTGATAGATCAGCGAAGAAACCGGCTTCGGAAGTCTGCCCAACTCCCAATCCCTTTCCGGGTCCTGATCGGGATCGCGGTATAGATAACCGACCATCATCATCGCAGCAGTGGTTACGGCGGCAGGCACGGGGCCGATGATATTGCCGTCATCATCCATGTTTAGAACTTCCTTCGCACGGCCCTTCAAATAATTGATGATCCGTTCTGACGCAGCGGAAATCAGCAGGCTCAACTGCGCATCGTCATCGCTGTGATCAATGCGTAAACCGGCCTTTACCTGATCAAGGGTCACGAGATCAGCCATTCTCATCGCCCCCATTGGTTTTTTTCAGGTTGATAGGCTCGCGCTTGCCGTCCAGATTGACGGTAAATGTCTTGCCGTCGCGTCCGCGCTTGACCGCAATTCGCCAATCCGTCCCCTCGCCGGGCTTCGCGTCTGTGTCTTTCTGCGCAATCCAGTAATTTCCGGCCCACGTCACACCGTCGCCAGCCTGATAGCTTTTCCCCTGCGAGAAAAATCCACGGTCGATCATCACTGGCAAGGCAAAGGAGAATTCCTTGACACGTTCGCCCTTGGTGAATTTCAAAGTGAAGGACTTCTCACCATCATATTGCACCGACAGATCATCAAAGCCGACACCGTCAGCACCGTCACGACCAGGCGCGCCCGGCTCACCATCTTTGCCAACAAACTCACCGAGATCCTTGACGCTACCATCGCTCATCGTAGCGACAAGACGGCCACCCTCAGCACGGAATAGGCCTTTTACATCCAGCCCATCACGACCCGCTTCGCCCTTCTCACCAGGTGCGCCGTCTTTCCCGTCAATGCCGTCACGGCCATCCTTACCGTTTTCAGGTGCCTGAATAGCAGCAAGATAATCATCAACGCGCTTTTCGAGAGCAGGCATAACATCTTCGACAGAAATGCTTGAACCATCCTTCCCGTCTTGTGGGACAGGAATTTCGGCAACAACGGCGCGCACCACTTCCTCGATACTGCGCTCCATATCCTCGACGCCAAGCTTGGCTTCGATAGCCTCATCGATCATCTTTGGAATGTCGGGCAGCTCTGGAGCCGGCTCAAACTGGATGGCGTTGACGGTATCTTTGATGCCTTTCAGTTCGTCCGCAATTATCAAACAAACCTCTTCAATATCGGCGTCCTTGCCGTCTTTCGGCGTCGGGATGCAGTCAAACCGCTTTTCCAGCGCAGCCAATCGATCCAAGGCCGGGGTAATCTGCGCCTTGACCATAGCGGCCAATTCGGCACCAAGCTTTGTTGCATCAATCATGCGGCCAAGCCTTTCTGGAAAGAAAGCAACAGCTCTGCCGTATAGGCGCGCTTTTCCGCTTCCTGATGTGCATCATTATTCGGCGGTGCTGCTTCCTGCCTGCCGGATGAAGATTTAAACGGGTCGTCCTGCGCATCGCGTTTGGCAAGGGCTTGGAGACTGAAATTCTGCTGCTGGAGCATGGGGCTTTCGCCGCCCGCCTTGGGTGGGAGATCAAGCCGCTTGCGCTGCTCATTCGGGGACAGAATGCCCTTCGACTTGTCCAGCATCTCCATTTGCGTCACGCTATCCATACGCAGCAGGTTTTCAGTATCGAATTCAGTCCCAAGACCTTCGCCGGTCCCAAGGCCTTCATCCAGGCAAAGCTCGGCAGCCTCGATATGCGATTGAAGGCACTGCGAGTAATATTCGACGTTCAGTGACTGGATGTTGTTGTAGGTCGGCATCTGGCCAACCCCGATTTTATACATGGGCACATGGAAAGTGGAACAGACGACTTCGGCGCTCCAGCGGAGCTGCTCGACCAACTGGCTATCAACTGCATCGATCTGGAGAGACTGATATTTCAGATCATCGCCAAGAACTGCGATCTTGCCAGCGTTGCGGCCCGTATAGTTTGATTCCCAATATTCCTTCAAACGCTTGGCAGTGGCGTCATCGATCTCGCCCGGAGCGGTCAGAATGCCGCCCGGATTGGCGTTATTGCCAAAAAAGTGCGTGGAATGCTGCTGCATCCGCAAGCCCTGCACAGCCGCAAGACCATTGGCGAAGATAGGTGACAAACCAACAAGCGGATGAAACAGGCAATTGAACCTGTCGTGGATGATATCCCGCGCCGGTACGGCAAGACCATCATCTTCGATCTGATTCAGGTCATCGCCATAAAGCTGATAGAAGATAGACCCATCCGAAGAAATGAGCGGACGCACCCGTGTGGGATCGAGAACATAGAGACCGTTGACGACACCGCGCATGTCGCGCTTTTTCAGGACATAGGTGTTGCCGCGCGAAAGCTTCGATAGCATCCAGCTTTCCATGAACTGGATACGGGTCTGGAATGCGTTCGGCTTGCGCAGAACCGGCGAATAGGCGGCGCTCTTGGTTTCAGACCAAATGCCATTGCCATCCTGCCGGACAAGCTTGATGCGCAGTTTCGCGATATCGGACGCAATCAGCGTCATGCAGGCGAAAACGGCATGATTGGCGACAACAGCATCATGCTCGATCTCGATATTGCGCTGCCACGCCCCGGAAAAGGCCTCACGCACTAAAGGCCACCATCCGCCGCGGTTATCGACCGGTGAAAGCGATTTCGCACGTTTGATTTCAAACCCGAATAGACGCATAGATCAGGTCTCCAATGCCCTGTCAATTCGGGCCGATACAAGAGATGCCAGCCGCCCGTAGGCGACCGGCAATTTCAGAATGCGGCCAGCTATTAACTGCCAGCACCACCGCCATAGTTGGCACCCGTGATGAAGGACACGGCCTGAGCACGGCGCTTCTGCCAGTTGATGTAGCGTTCGGCACGAATACCGATGCTGTTCGTCTGCCAGAGGGAGACAAGCTGAGAGGCAACCGGATCGGAACTGTTGTTCGTCGGGTTATCAGCCATCTGAAGTGATGCTTCGCGGCTGGCGTCGATAACCACCTGCCCATCGTCTGCCAGATAAATCTGGTCGGCTGCGACGAGTGCCAGCATGCCAGACGGGACATATTGCGAGGTGATGACCGGCAATCCGTCGAGGACGCCACCCTTCGGTCCGATCTCCGGATACTCACGCTGTCCGAGTGGATTTTTCACGCGGGCAAGCTGCTGAGCAAGGATTTCCGACATCAGGAATACACCGTTCGCCGTTGAAAGGTTCGCGGTGATGAACTGCGTATACAGTGCATCGATGTCCTGATCCGGATTTCCGGTCGATGCGATGCCCGTGACGCCGTTGGTGATCGATGCTGGCGAGACATTGGCAACTGCGGCCTTGTTCGGATCGATGAAGTCGATGTCGAGGCGAGAGCGCACCGCATCAGCCAGAGCATTGCGAACCAGAAGATCGGCAGACGGATTGGAGAACCGTACCAGTTCTTCGGTCAGGACAGCGATAGATGCGACCTTGGCCCAACGAAGCTCGATCTGTGAGAAATCAAACTTGGTCAGCGGCTTTGGCGCACCCTCACCCACCCAGTATGCATCACCGCCACTTGTCTGCGACGGGATTTTGACATTGAAAGGCACATTGAACAGTGCCGGGATATTGCCGGTGCCGAACTTGCCGATCACGGTCGTGGGCCGGAGGAACTCAATGAAGTCGCCCGCAAAGTTCTGATAATCGACCAGAGCGCCCGCCCATGTGGGGTCGGTGGTTGTGCCAGCCGCAACGGCAGCCTTCAGCACAGTGTGAATGCGGGTCTGTTCGGGATAATGCGTCTTCGCAATTTCCACAGCGCGGAGCGGGTCGCCCTTTGCAGCGGCAAGCGATTTCACAAAACGGGCGAACTCGAAGCCGGGAGCAAGCTTGCTCTTGACCTCGATGACTGGATGGCGCGGCAGATCGACAGCCGAAGGATTGCCCTTGGTGGCGTTGATCGGCTTCGCTTCGGAAGCCTGCACACGTTCCAGAGCGCGGTAACGCTTCAGATCGGCGTCGATTGCGGAAATATCTGCTTCAAGGCTGTCAAATTCTTCCTGCTCGGCCTCATCGGTCGAACGACCTTCGTCCATGGACTTCTGCATGACAGCGGTCATACGGTCCTGTTTTTCCAGTCGAGCAGCTTCAAGCGCCTCGATCTGCTCAGCGATAGTTTTAGCCATGGTTTTCTCCTGTGGCTTCAAAAGGTTGATTGACTTTTTGGTAGAAGTTCCCGAAGCGACGGGAGAATGACCGGTGTCCTTGGTGCCTTTCTCGGCAGGCGCACCGATGTCGAACTGTTTTACTGAGGATATAGACGCCTCTGCATTGGCGGGGATGGTGACGGCAGAAAGCTCAAGCCACTCCCATTTCTCAATCTTGTACCCCCAAGAATTGGGAATCTGTTCGGTTTGAAGGCCACGAAACCCGATGGAAAGGCCGCGAACCAGCCCGGACTTGATCAGGTTCCATGCCTTGTCGATATCCTCCGAGACGCCCTTGGCGATCTTGGCGACGATCTCGATACCTGCTTTCGTGATGCGCGCATCAGTGACATGCCCGATAGGCTGATCAGACCGATGCTGCCACAATAACGGGATCGGCAGACTGAACTGCGCGCCCTCCGGCACGACAATATCAGCCATGCGATCCGGCGTGGGCGTACTCGCAATACCGGTGATGACGCGCTCGTCATCATCCATTTCCTTGATTTCAAGCAAGGAATAGGCGCGGTTCGTCACGGTCATGACGTACCTCCAAAAAAAGAGTTAAACGACCAGGAGTTGGTATTTCGGCTTCCGTTTTTGCGCCGGGTTCCAGCTCATGAGGATGGCGGCGCAAAGCATGGCGATGAATGGGTCGATCTTTGCCCTGCCCGCAGCCTGCTTTGTCGCCAGATTTCCGTTGTCTCGGACCTCGATTTTCACGTTGCCGACACACCAGTTCATGAGAGTGCTGCCGTCATGGCTAAGAGAACCATTGCTCAGCTTATGCTCAAGCCCCCAAAGCGCAGGCGAAAGTGCCGTGCCCTGCCGGATGCGGCGGAACATTTCATCCTTGATTTGACGCTCTGCCAACGCATCGATGAAAGCAGCGATATTGTTCGGATCGGAGCCGATGGCATCCATTTCCGGCAAAAGTCCAGCATCGCGCAAACGGGCCGCGATATCAGCTATTTGAGCGATATATTCGTCGACTTCGCAAAAGGTCAGACTTCCTTCAGCCTGAAAATCGCGAAGGTTAGCGGCAATTTCCTTGCGTGTTTCAAGCACGCTCGGATGCGCATACGCATGACACCAGACAAGCCAACGGCGGGTTTCTTTCTCGCGCCCAATGACGCAAACGCCGAATAGATCATCCAGTCCGCCGCCATCCGTCCCCATGACGGCTACCTCCGAACGGCGCATGAGTTCATCGAGTGTCAATGTTTTGTCGGCACGATCTTCCCAGTAATCAGCGCCGCGCCATGCGTCATCGGTTAGGCCGACGCCGATTTCTATGTTCAGATGCTGGCTGAGCCAGATTTTCTCCGCTTCTTTCGTGACGCGGCCATTATTATCGTAATCATCGGCTAGGCGCTGCGGATCTATCGATCGACCGATATTAGGCAATACATAGCGCCAGTTGCGACGCTCGCGCCAGAATTCCTGTGTGCGCTGCAGCTCTTGCGGAAACTCATACAAGACCGGCAGAAGGATTGGAGACGCGCCCGCCTCTCCGTCCCTGATTTTTCGTGCCTTCTTGAGTTCCGTCGCCCAGATGCCAGCCGGCTGTTCATCCGACTGGGTGGTAATCATCAGCACCTGGCCACCCTGCATGGTGATGCCTCCACCACGAATTTGCTGCATTACAGCAGCCGCTTTCGCCTTCTTCCCCAGTTCGTGTAACTCATCGATGATCGTCAGTATCGGTATCTCACCTGTGACAATCGAAGTATCGAAGGTTTTTACATTCAACTGGGTGCCAGTCTTGCGCCGGGTGATGCACTTCAAATGATCCTGCACCTTGAAAATTGCATCGAGGCGGGAATCGATGCGGATCATTCCCTGTGCCTGATCGAAACAGCGTTCCGAGATATTCTGGCTGGGCGCGACGATCAGCATCTGTCGGTTAGGCGCTTCCTCCATAAAAAGCGCGGTAAGGCCGAGTGCGGCCACATAAGTCGTTTTCGAATTCTTCTTGGGAACCATGCAAAGCAGTTCCCAGACCAAGCGCTGTTTTGTTTCGGGGTCCTCACTCGCCAGAAACGCGCAGAGTATATCCCGAAACCAGTCCCCGCAGGCTTCCGAAAGTGGCGGGTTTCCCGGCACGTCAGGCAAGCGAAGCCGGTTGAAAAAGGCCAATGCCTTCGCGGCCTTTTCGGGATTGAGCGGAACATCAGCCATGGGGGTCTGGCCCTGCTGAATCTTTTCCCACCAATCAGGACACGCGAATCGCGGAAGCGCGCTAATTGATGACATTCTGAGAAGCCTCGGCCTCAAGCTCTGCCATCAAATCCGCATCCGCTGCGATGGCCCGTTGTTCATCGATAGCCTTTTTGCCGGGGCGCTCGACTGACCGCTCATCGTCTTTGGCCTTCGATCCCATGGCGCTTTCGATTTCCATGCGATCATTACGCTCGATCATGGCGCCGAGTTCTTTGAGAGCGGTGACGTTTCCAGCATTGGCTTGCTCCATGGCGATCTCAAATCGCCGGGCATCAAGCATGTCCCGCATCATTTCCCGGGATTTGAGCTCAGGACTAAAATACCGCTGAATCGTCTTGCCAGAGACGCCCAAAGAATTGCCGATCCGCGCGATAGACCAGCCAAGCGCCAGTAACAGCTTGACTTTGTTGCGGTCTTTTTCGGAAGGCGAATATGGTGGCCGCCCCTTCCGGCCAAAACCTTCCCGGACAGGCTGACCGAAGAGGTCAAATTCTGTCGACATGAGAAAAAAATCTCCAGATGAGGGGGACGCGGGTCTGGAGGCGGACGCCCGTTTTGACTTTTGACCCGCCCCCCCTGCCTGCCTTAATGATTCAGGCTCAGTCCCACACACCGCGATGATGTAGGCTCGCCTGCTCTTCCTTCTGCTTCACGCTGTCGTGGTATTCCTTGCTGACAACCTGAAGGTTATCTTCATCCCAGAACAACGCTTCATCACCACGATGCGGAATGATGTGATCAACTACGGGACTGTTGGGTGCAGGAAACTTGCCGATCAACAGAACACGGGTCAAACGGCAGGTGTAGAGCTCTCGTTGCAATATCCTAAGCCGCAGCTTCTGCCAGCGTGCAGTCTTGTACCAGGAACGCCACGGCACCGAAGCATCGCGCTCACGCTCATTGCGGCAATCCATCATCTGTACCTTGGATATGGAAAGATCGCCTTGCGGCGCTCATGATCGTTGCTGATGTCTGGGCAAAGCTTACGCACTGGCCCTGAATCGGTGTCTCTCGAATGAGACTGTCAGGGCGGGGTCCGACCGGCGTACCGACCTCAGGACATTGTCCCCGCATGCTACTGCGTTTTCAGAGGCTCACTTCAGGATCATCGGATCATCCGTGGCAGATTACAGTCACAGAGGTTCGAGAATTGCAAGAGGCATGATGGCCGGTGTCGAGCCACCAAGGAAGCTGATATCGATCACGGCATCACCTTTGCCCTTATGCCCGCCGGTGATGACTTCACCCGTGAAGCCAGCGAAGATACCCTCGCGGATGCGCACCTTCATGCCTCGCCTAAAGACTGCCTGCGGCACTTCATAATCATAGTGACCTTGCTCAGCTTTGTCTTTGAATTGATTAACATTTTGGCAAGAGACGAGATAAGGTCTTTCATTGCCACCAAGAAGCTCAAGCACGTATTCGAAACCAAGCATTCCGGCCAAGGCTTCATTGCAAATGAGGCAGCGGGCAAAGATGTAACCAACAAACACCGGCACCTTTTTCGGTGGGATGACATAGTGGCGGCGGCGTATTTCTTTCCCCATTTTCATGGGGACAAGAGTCTCGATATTTGCCGCAATGAGCGCGTCCCGGACCTCGATTTCGCGACCTGACATCACCCTCAACACCAACCAGGGCGAATCATCGCTGGCGCGAATCGATGCTGCAGAGCGCATGCGCGCCAAGCGCCGACGCCGTTCAAGTACCCTGTCGATGGCGTTGGCTTGCTCACAGGACGGCTGCATCGCGATTGCCACATCGATCTGCTTTTGGTCAATTGCCATCATTTTCACCTAACCCCCTCAAAGCAGCTTCGAAATCACCCAATGCAGACGGCCCACCTTTCGGGCAGAACACGACCTGCAAACGATCAAATTCAGATGGCCACGGCCAAGCCCTGCGCCGGAACTCATCTTTCCATTCCAGCAAAGTGATTGTGTCTTGCGGCACCGGCTCCATATGCGCTCCAGCCGCATGCCAGAGTGCAGGAAATACCGCACCGCCACGGATTTGCTGCACATCCCGGAACCGCGCCAGATCGGGCCAAGCCTTCGCCAACACAGCACGCGGCAGGAACGATCCTTTAGCCAATGCCGGGTCGGCTGGCCCAGCCAACAGAAGCGAGAACAGTCGCGCCATGCCAACCGGTCCGAAGCCTGCCGCCCAGCCTTCCGGCATGCGATCTTCAACTCGTGAGACTTGTGCCTTCACAGTTTCCACGCGCTTCAGGATTTCTGGGTCAAGCGCCGTCCATGTGCGATCTCGCAGGAAGTTTCCCACGGCCTGCGGGCTTTTCTTGCGCGCTGCCACGTCGAGCAGATATCCATCGCGCCAGCGCTCTGCCTCAAGCCGCTCTTCCGGCGACAGATTGGCAAATCGCTTGGCAATCCAGTCCAGTGCTGCACCAACGTCCCAATCCTTCCATGGACCGGCGACAAAGCCCGTTCCATTGCAGAACCGAGCCACACGCTTCTGGAAAGCCGCCGATGCCGGATTGTCTTCTGGTGCCAACGCTACCGGATTGTTTTCTCTTTCCTGTTTTTCTTCCGCGTGCGCCTCTCTCTCTTTGTTCGATGGGGTCGTTAAGGAGGGGTCGTTAATAGGTGCCGGTCCAGAGGCGGCAGGGGGTGCCGGTTCTGGACCGGCAGGGGGTGCCGATATACCGGCAGGGGTGCCGACATACCGGCAGGGGTCATCAGCATCTATAATGGACGCCGGATCGGGGTGTTTCGGATCGAGGATGACGCGATAAACATGCGCACTGTCGCGACCGCTGTCGCTTTCCTGCTCATGGCGCTCCAGATATCCTGCGCCGATGAGCCGATTGATAGCGTCAAACACAGTGGCGCGTCCGCAGTTCATCTCAGCGGCCATTTTGACCTGACTGCGGCGGCACCATCCATATTCGTCGGTATGGCGACCCAGTACGCAAAGCACCTGCAAATCGCGGGGCTTCAACGCCGGATCGGTCGCTGCACGCGCCGGTATGATGGAAAGACGAGCATTGCTCATTCCGCCGCCTCCTTATAATCCACGGCGGGAAGTCCGCCCCATTGATCAGCCATCGCGGCTGCTATTCCTGTGAAAAATCGGCTTCGCTCGCGCCATCGATCTGGACCGGGTGGCATGCGATGGACGCGAGCCGCCCTGCCCTCGACAATGTTCGTCGGCGTAAGCGGCGGAAGATTGCGGAGCCAGAAGCAAGTGCGCTTTGTCTCACCATGGCCAAACTGCCATGGCTGGACGGTTTGCGCGGGCGGCTCATAATGGCGAATAAGCGCCTTGGCATGTTTGTGCATGACCGGATTTTCCACACACACGCGATGGATCGGCGCATTCCAGAACGTCGAGAACAGATCGGCGGCTTCAAGCAACTCATGCTGCATCTGCTCGACCGTCCTCCCATCAGGGGGATCGATCAGCCAGCGAACTCCGGAATTGCAAAGCCGCGTGCACGGTGGATGCGCGACGATGAGCAAATCCCAGCCATCATTCAGAAGATCACGGGCATCACCGATAATATGCCGATTTGTACGATCCTCCGCAGGCAGCAGATCGCACGACCAGGCATCATGTCCAGCCGCAAGAAACGCATTGCGCACCGTCCCCGAAAATTCGCAGGCTACAAGCACCCGCAATGGTCGCATGTTGTTCGCGCCCGTCATCGGCCCACCTTCCGCCACGCTTCGAAACTGCGGCGCAGATCGCGCCATCGGTCCGCCGCTGCGGCATTGTCATTCAATTGTTTTCTGGATTGGATTTTGAGGATCGAGCGCAGTTTTTCCGCCGCCCGATCCGCCGTCAAAGGCCGCTCAAGCCCGTGGCACTGTTCAAGAAAAACCTTGAACGCGGCGTCCTCGCATTTCATGGCAGCTTCCGCCGCAAAGTTCTGCGCCCTGCCCTGCGCGGACTGCCTTGGCGCACCCTGTCGCAAGGCAACAATGGCCCGATCCACCAGATCGAGCATGAATGTCACCATGAATGGCGCGCCGACGATGAACTCAATTTCGTCAAACGTCGCGCCGGGATGGAAGGTGGCAATCTTGTTAAGCTCGCCCTGTGGCGTCAACGCCTCGACAAATTTGGCATCACTATCACAGCACAAACGCCATTCAGCGCCATCCAGTGCCGCGAGTTTGTCGCGGATCTTGCGAAGTTGTATAGCTTCGGCGTTCATTTCCCGGCACCCCACTCGACAATGAGCAGGCCGCAATTGACCGCAAGCCAGCGTTCAGCGTTTGCGCCTTTCGATTGCTCCCAGCCGGACAGGAGAACCATGGCGTCAGCCTCAAGGCAGATAAAATTGCAGTAAGATGCAAAGGCCTTGCGGATTGGAAATGTCTCTGGCGGGCCATCGTGGGGAAATTCAGCGGGGTTGTAAACGCGATGACCAGCATCACGCAGAATCCCGGTCACGGAATGGAACTTTGGATAATTGTAATCCGGCAGGCCTGTCATCGGGCCGGACAGGTATATGTTGCGCCGTCTGTCGGGTGAAAAAAGAAGATCAAGCGGCTTCATTCCGCGTCCCTCCCCGCGGCTTCATAGCCCCACGCGTCCCAGCCGGGGCGCGGGTTGCGGCAGAACATTTCAAGCTTAGGAAGGTCGGGATAAACCCGCTCTAGTTGCTCAGAAAACCATGCTGGCTTTTCGGAATGGCGCCCTTTCTTCTGAGTATAAAGGCTTGGCGGAGCATCCCCCAACTCAGGCGAGAACCCCTTTCCGCGCTTGGCAAACAACAAGCTTTCATGCTGATCGCGCACATGATACCCGGTGCCAATATTGACCTTGTTCCAGATTTGCTCTGTGACGTATTCAAACCCCCACGCTGGCAGCAGTTCATTGATGGCGCGGCCCTTCATGGGTGTTGTTACCCAGAGATAAAGCATCGCATCAGGCGTAGCCGGATCGCCGATTTCCTTGAACAGACGGCAGATCGCATCAAACTCCATCGTGGGATAATGGTTTTCCGCGCTCTTTTCGCCGCCGGTGATTTCCGAATGCGTCTCAAACTTCCATGGTGGATCAGCATAGATGATCGGATAGAGCCGCTGAATCTTACCCGGCGCAGTTTCCCGGCCACGATTGGCAATCTCTGCGGCAAGTGTCATCCGAACTGCGTGTTTGACCTTTTGCTGTTCGGCGCGAATTTGCTTCGCCTTGGCGACGATGGCTTTCTTTTCTTCGCGAACGACACGGGCCTGTTCGGCATGTTGTAATTCGGAAAGCGCCTCGCCAGCATGGATTGACACTTTCCCGGTGCGGATCGCCTCGATCAGTTCGGGCGCACCATGCTCATGAATGCGCTTGGCCGACTTTACCGACATTTCGGATATGGAGAGCTTTTCAGCGGCGCGTCGGGTAGACAAATTTGTCGACCCGGCAGTAGTCTGGTTGATGCCTCTTTCCCAGTCGACGATGGAAGCCGCGACAAGCGCCCGCTGGCTTTCGCTCAGATGACGGCGATGCAGGTTTTTCGACAGCACGAAATTGAGCGGATCATCGCCCGTATATTCCTCATAGACCGGCTCGATCTGGGCGAACTCACACGCCCATTGCCGGTTGCGGCCATCCAGAACCATGCCTTCCAGCAGAATGATTGCATCGCGCTGACCGAACGTGACGATATCGTCGGCAAGCAACTTCCGATCCGCTTCCGGGATCATCGGGAATATTTCGGCAAGGGGGTGTGATGGATATGACATCAGCGCGCCTCAGCCAGCCAGATGACGACATAAAAAGGAGCCGCCGCCAGAAGAACGACGACGACAGCAAGTAGAAGATCGAGATTGCGGATCTGACGGCGGCGGTTCATCGGCGCACCTGTAGGCAGACTTGCCGCCCATCCGAACCGAGGCGCGGCGTCAAGCCGCCATAGCGACCTTCCAGATACTCGCACCCGGTCAACGCATCCCGGCGCACAGACATGCCGGATCGGTAAGAGCCGTCAGAATCATCATCGCCAATGCCGAGATAAGGAAACAGGATGGCGCGATCCGCTGCCTGCATGCCAATATCAAGGACGACGATGAGGCCGAAAGCTGCAATAAGGCTTTTGAAGAACTGACTCATAGGCGCACCGCCTTGATGGGTTGCAAACCCTCGGCTCGGCGCAGCTCGTCGACAAGCGCAACAACCTTGCCGCGCTGGATCGGCTGCCATCTGCCGCCGTTCTGCGATATGTGGCAGCGATAATTGTGCATGCGCAGTCGCATGCCAAAGCGGCCAAGATACGAGCTGAAATATTCAAAACGCAGGCTGACACCGCATTCAAATCGGCGCGGGCCGCCATGCTGCGCATTCCATTGGTCGACAAGCTGGGCTAAGGAGGTCATACGATTGACCCTCCATCCATGCCGAGCGCATCCATGTAAAGCTGGAGCATCGCCTCGGCTTCCTGCCGGGTGGCATCGTCGAGCGTGCGCAGTTTTATGATGCGGCGGATCGTCTTCGGATCGAAGCCCGAGCCCTTGGCCTCGGCATAAACTTCCTTGATGTCCTCAGCGATTGTCTTCTTTTCAAACTCAAGCCGCTCTATGCGCTCGATGAAGGCGCGAAGTTGGCCCACGGCTATAGTTTTCGAGAAGGATTCCGCTTCTGGCGCGGCATCGCGAATTTCGCCGGTTTCGGCATCGTGGTATTCCTGCGGCTCGGCAGCGGCCATCTTGCCGCGCTTACGGCTTCCGGTCTTGCCGTTGCCCGCCTGTCCGGCAGTCCATGGATCGTAAGCGGTTCCAGCATCATGCATGTCGCACCGCCTTTCCAGCGCGGCGGCTTGAACCGCCTTCGACAGTCAGGCGGGCAATCACGTCAGCACGCTGCGGAAAGCGGTTGAGAATGCGGCGCGAGCGGTCGCAGCCATAGCGGCTTGCGGGGTGGCGCCAATGCATCTTCCATTCAGAACCCGACCACTTCAAATATTTCAGCGGCGCACTCATTCCGACACCAAACGAAGGCCGTCACCGCCCCTCGCCCCTGCCAATATCTTTCGAAATTCGGAAAGCGCGCGTTCGACATCGGATGCAACCCGGTCAAGCTGGGTTGCCTCGGTTGGCGTAACCTTGCCATCGGCAAAAGCCTGCGCGCCAGTTGCCATCAGCTCGCCCGCTTGGCGCACCGCTTCGGCATATCGCGACAGGATATTGCCCGTGGTGCCAGCTTCGTGATCGGGATCGTTGAGCCGACGCCCATTGAGTTCGGCCATGACAGAGGTGACAAGCGGCGTACCGCATTCAGCCTCCAGCAGAAGGATTGCTGGCATCGGCATCAGTTCGGGATCGGTTGCATTGTTCCAACGCCCGACCGTGCTCTTGCCAAATGATGAAATATCCGCTGCGCGCTCGATCCCGCCGCATTGCTTGATCAGATCGCGTTGCGCCGCCTTGAGGCGGTAAAACCATGCATCAGAAATCTGCGCCATATGCTTCCCCTGTCGAAAGACAAAAAGCTTTCCCGCGCCGGGAAAACCCGGCGTCGTTTCCCGTTGTGGGAAAGGTTTCGAAATGTGAATTTCAGGCCGTCAGAGCAGCCTCATAAGGAACGAACGGTCATGGATCGGAACCTCGCAATTTCATCAGCCTACCTCCCCGGAAACGGTGGCCGGAGCGCGGGAAATGCCCGAAACCCGCGCCCCGGCATCGTCCGAGGGGAGCGACCCGGACGAATTGGAGGGGTGCGGCGCAATTTCGGGAAGCCGCACCCCGGTTTCGCCAGTGCCCCTCATGGCAACGGCTGGCGAAACGAAACTGGTTGCAGGGGCCGGATTCGAACCGGCGACCTCTTGGTTATGAGCCAAGCGAGCTACCTCTGCTCTACCCTGACAAGGAATGGCTGGAGCATCTGGGGAAATGGGGGGCGAAGACGCTCCAGCCTCACCCGAAGAGGAATCGTCGGGCGATTGAGATTGGCGTGTTCTCAAAATCGAAATGATACGATCAGGAAGGAAAAAATCATCACGCACAAGATCAATACTGTTCTGAAAACAGTGCTCCAGCAGTCTCTGCTGATCTTTTAACGGAATGATGCCGCCGCATCCTTCGCGCTTTTCCGATGGATATGTCCATCGATATACGCGGGACGGATGTTTACCAACTATCGCGGCGACCGCTTTCGCGCCTCCGAGATAATCAATAATTGATTTTGCAGGTTCCATATCCATAGTTAGATATTTGCGATCTTCGCAAATATTAGTCAAGGAATTTTTTGCGATCTTCGCGATAGAAAAAATTGCGATATCCGCAAATATAGTCACATGACGATAACAGAAGAAATCATAGCTTGGATTAATGAGCAGCTGGAAGCCCGTGGCCACGGTGCGAAAGGGCAGCTAGCTGAGTATCTTAACGTCCGCAATGATGTAATCACGCGGATGTTGAACACTGACCCGGAAAAGGAATCCCGGGTAATTCGAGCCGAAGAGCTTGTAAAGATAAGCGAATTCTTTGGTGCACCACCACCTAGAATTTCCGACACACTGAATGTGATCGATGCTGATTTTGCTCGGATTTATAATCAGTTTGATGAGAAGAAGCGGGCGGAGTTAAAGCGTTATCTCGAATATTTAGCTTCTGCAGAATAAACACAACGGCCCGCTTTTCTTCATATGAGAGCTTGCTCCAGGCACTCCACGTTCGATCATCCATCTTACCACTAAACCTCCCTCCTCAATCACGTTAGCATGGTCTATCCATAAGAACAAAACAAGAATAAAAACTAACCTAATGCCGAATCATATAAATACGATGTCGTTTTTTCCCGATACGAAGCAAACTTAATTTGCGAATATCGCAAATTTAATCGTTGACATATATTTGCGATTATCGCAATTCTATCTCGCCCCCCACGGAAGCCAGCCGCGCCGGATCGGGTTTGAGTAGAAGGCGCGGCTTGGCTCTCCGAATTTCAGCGGAGAGAAAGCATGGCGAATATCCTTTTCATGGCGAGACTGACCGACCCCGGCGATTTTGTTGCCGTGCGGCGTGCGGAAAAGCTGCTCACCGATCATGGTTTTTCAGTCGGCACGATGCAAAAGCCGGAACCGCGCGGCATCCTGTTTGGCGATTATGATATCCAGAAATGGCGCAACCTCAGCCGCGAAGACCGTGAAGCCTTGCATGGCCTCATGTCAGGCAATCGCGACAGCCAGGTATCAATAGAAATTCACGATACCGCGCCCCTCGATGCGGTTCGCAAACTTGCCGATGCCTTGGATGGCACAGAAAACACCGTCGTCATCGTGCGCCCCTGAGCCTTCCGGTTTCCGCCCGGAAGGGGCGGTTTCCCGAACGCTTGGTTTCGAGGAGATCGACATGCGCAGTAATACAGAAATTCAGGAAACTGACATCGAGGTGGGTTTTTACCTACCCGAAAACTATTCAATCGTCGACAATGACGTGAAGTTCACCCTTGCGCTGGCGATTTTCGCTCTCAGCACAGCCATGGCCTCCTTCATCGGTGCCCAGTTTGTGGGGCTGATATGAGCGAGAAATCAAAAATTGTCGCCTTCAAGGGCTTTGACGCCAAGCTGCAATGCCGTGAATTTCAATTCGAGATTGGCAAGAGCTTCAAGCATGACGGCGCTGTCGCAGCTTGCGATAGCGGATTTCATGCCTGCACATATCCGCTCGACGTATTTGGATATTATCCGCCAGCTTCGAGCCGCTATGCAGAAGTAGCCCTCAATGGTGAGACGGACAAGAAAGGCGACGACACAAAGATCGCCGCTGCCGAAATCACGATCAAGGTCGAACTCAATATCCCTGAGATTGCATCTGCCGCCGTTCGCTTCATTAAGAACCTCGCCAGCCGCAAGGATGGCAACCAGGCATCGGGCGAACTGGAAATGGTCGAGGTTGAAGGCGACCGTAAGGTTTGCTTCGTGACCGGCAACTGGAGCGCTGCCACCGCAACAGGACGCCGGAGCGCTGCCACCGCAACAGGATGGTGGAGCGCTGCTACCGCAACAGGTGACCGGAGCGCTGCCACCGCAACGGGAGACCAGAGCGCTGCCACCGCAACAGGATACCGGAGCGCTGCCACCGCATCGGGTGACCAGAGCGCTGCCACCGCATCGGGAAGCTGGAGCGCTGCTACCGCAACAGGTGACCGGAGCGCTGCCACCGCAACAGGATACCGGAGCGCTGCTACCGCAACAGGATACTGGAGCGCTGCCACCGCATCGGGAGACCGGAGCGCTGCCACCGCAACAGGCTATCAGGGCAAAGTCCGAGGAAAAGAAGGCTGCGCGCTATTTCTTGTCGAGCGTGATGACAACATGGACATCGTCAATGTCTGGGCTGGCATCGCTGGCCGCGATGGCATTAAGCCCGACACCTTTTACATTCTCCAGAACGGCCAGCCAGTCGAGATTGAATGATGGCCCGCTCTCGCAAGAAACCTCCAATGACAGCCGACCGCGTGGAAAACGCGCTCGACATTCTTGCGCGCATCATGGCCGGTGCCCGCAAGGATGAGGCCCTGCTTTACGTCCCTATGTGGAAGTTTCTCGAAGCTGAATTGGAAAAATTGCGAGACGCCGAGGACGTTGTAGCGATGGCTATAAATCGCGTGAAGAACCGCGTACATGCCATTTAAATAACTGAGAAAACAGCATCTCTCGTAAAGACTAAAAGGACATCAGCATGACCGATGAAACCAGATTGGACGGCTTGCCCGTCAATTGCCAGTTTCTCACAGTTCGCGTTCCCGATGGACATGATCATACACAGCCGATTCCCCTGCGCATACGCGTTGACTATGACAATCCGAATTGCTTCGCCACTGCGAATGGCAAGCGGGTGTATGTTGAGCGCGAATGGGCTGAAAAGTCTATGCTTATGGACACCGACGCCTACCGCGATGCAATAAGCCGCCGTGCCGAAGCTTCCCGCTTTGTCAAAGCTAAAATCGAAGAAAACTGGGACGGCTGGATTACCTGCACGGGAGAGGAGGACGATTATTTTGAAAGCGTCGACAGCTTGCTTGAGCGGTACGCCGATAGAGTGGCGCAATGGAAAATGCCGAACGGTAGAGATCCTTCCGAGAATGAAATCAAGGAAGCGCTGCCAGCGTGGGCGTTTTGCACCACCGAGGAAGTATTCCACTTCGATATTGTTGACGCCGTCGAGAACTATCTTTCCGATAACCACCATGATGATGCCCGCCACTTCATCAACGACTGGGATAGGCTTGAGCGATTTTGGAAGTTGTGGAGCGCGAAGCAAACCAACCTGACTTCATATTTCATCGACTACAGCCGCATCGTTGTCATCGATCCAGAACGGTTTGCTGACGAACTGGCGAACTCACAGCAGTATCTGGAAGGCCATTGACCATGAATATGACCAATCTTCGCGCCGCAAACGTCGCCCGCGATAAGGAATGGAACACCGGCAGCGAACGCGTATCTATGACATTTCGCGCCACCGAGCTTGCCGGAGAAGTCGGCGAGGCCTGCAACGTTATCAAGAAGCTGGAGCGTGAGCGCATCGGACTTGTCGGCTCCCGCGACACGAAAGAGCATCTTGCCGAAGAACTGGCCGATATCGTCATCTGCACGGATCTTGTCGCGATGGATTCTGGCATAGATCTGGAAGCGGCAATTGCCGCCAAGTTCAACACAACGAGCGAGAAGAATGGACTAACGACCCGGCTGACCATATCAAAACCTGCAAGCGAAACACAGATTTTAAACGCCATCCAATATGCGCTTCGCTGCCATCCTGTCGAAGAAGAGTACGAAGGCGAAGAAGGTGGCTGGTATTTATAA